GGGGAGGGTAGCCCTGCGTTACATTCCAATAACGTGGAATGCTTCCCTCCCATGAAGAGCGGGAGACCTCTATTCCCTTTCGGGAATAAAGTTCACGACCCTTTCGGGTCGAACCGCCCTAGAATGTGGTTAACCTAACCACACCCAAGCCCAGTATTTATGGGTCACCTGGGTAGCAACGTACGTTCCGGGCTCACATTTTGCATTCAATAAGTTAGTTGGATGCTGATATGAGACCTGAATACGGCTTGCAATCTCCCTACTAAGCTCTTTCCTTAAGAGCTCCCCCCAGTTTGGGGGCTGCTTGGTTAAAACCTCGCTGCGTAGTTGGAGAACTAGGTATTCTTTTCTCTGAAGAGATTTATTAGATCTCTTCTTAAAGAATACGTCGTTACTAGCACACGGCCTAGTTCGGAGCGTGAGAGGAATCTCAAGCTCAGTCCGCGGGAACGTGTATCCCACTGCTAACTCGATACCTCGAATTAGACGATGAGAATCCTCGTAGCCAAACTTTGCAATTAATTCATTGCACAAGTCAGCACTAGTAGCTAAGCCTGTACCGACTCCACTGAGAACTTTCCTGACCCTAACAGGGGTAACATCCATACCTAAATGGAAATCGCCCCCGCAGGATTCACGGAAAGGTCCCGAGTGGTAGGTCTTTTCAGTATTGACGATAAGTCCTATACTGCTGAGACCCCTCACCACCGAATCTATATAATTAGATTCGACGATGATGTCGTCGCCATAAACGTAAACAGGTAAAAGTTTCTGTTTACGAAGAGCCGGCTCTATATCTCGAGGTCTGTAAATGCCTGCCGAGCCATAATCATAGAATATATGATCATGGTTTAGGGCGACAACACTACAGGCCCAAAAGACTAGAGCTTCGACTGGAAAACAACAAGCACTACCCATAGGGGCAAACTTGTTGAGCTTCACCACACGTCCATCAGGAAGTAAGGTCTCTTCGGAGCGACAAGCTTCGAAAGCCTCGACCCATACGGGAGGAAAAACCAACCGTACTAAGTCGAGAGTAACCCTATCTGATGCATCTTTTAAATCGATGGTAGCATGGGAGCCGTCTCGCGACGATCTCTCAGCTAACTGACGATTAACCATCTGGTCAGTAAAATTAACCTGACCTTTGGTTAAAGGGTGGGTCTCGATGGTCTGGTAGAGCAATCGCATGAGTCCCTGCTGAGTGTACATAAGCTCAGTTGGTTCACATGAAATCACCCTAGGACCACGCGAATCCTTAGGCACGAGACAAACACGTGCTTGCGGGACGCCGTCCTCGGACGATTGTAACTTCTG